GCCGTCGCTCGGGCAAGACCGAAAGATTCAAGCGATTTCTTGCTCGGGAGGCGCTAACCCATCCAAACGAAATATACTTTGCAGCAGCGCCAACGCGCGACCAGGCTAAAAAGATATTCTGGGACGACCTCAAACTATTAACCTTTTCAGCAATACACCTAAAATCCCCAAGCGAAACTTATTTAATAATATTTCTGCCTAATGGATCTGAAATTCATGTTGTTGGACTGGACAAGCCACAAAGAATAGAGGGAATCAACTGGACCGGCGGGGGAATCGACGAGATTGCCGATGTTAAGAGCACGGCCGTATACGAGAACATCATGCCCGCGCTTGATACTGTGGATCCAAGACGCCCTAACTATCGCCCTTGGTGTTGGTTTCTTGGTGTTCCAGATGGCTTAAATCATTACTATGACATGTGCAGGTATTCAGAGTTAAACCCAGAAGACGGGCTTTGGAAGGTGTACCACTGGAAGTCCTCGGAGATATTACCGCCCGATGTTATTGCAGCACGCCGTCGCACAATGTCAGAGCGACAGTTCAAGCAAGAATTTGAAGCCAGCTTCGAAACGGCAGGCGGTAGAATCTATGAGGACTACAGCACGGCAAACCATACGACAACAGAGATATTGCCGCATGAACAATTGTGCTGGATGCATGATCAAAACTATACTCCTTTGTCGTCTGCTATTGGTGTTATACGTGGTGACGCGCTTTTCTTGTTAGATGAAATTGTGTTGATATCTGCTATCTCAAGGCAGTCAGCTATTGAATTTTGCGATAAATATACTAATCATTCCAATAAGCATGTTATTATTTATGGCGATCCAGCTGGTAAAGCGGGCGAAAAGCACGGTCACGAATCAGATTACACACAGATTGAAGGAATACTAAAGCTCAATGGCTGGACATACGAGAACAAGGTTGCCAGATCGCATCCAGCAATAAAGGACAGACAAAACGCAGTAAGGGCAAAGATAAAGCCGATGGAGGGCGAAAGAACATTATTCGTTAACCCTTTAACCGCGCCTTGGTGCGACAAAGGCCTAAGCACAGTACAGCTTCAAGAAGGGTCTACGTTTCAAGAGGATCAGCGCAATGATTACCAGCATATTACCACGGCGATCGGCTACATGGTCGATGTGGAATGGACGGTCAAGGAACAATTAATTATCACTAATATTAAAGTGGGATTTTAGAACATGGCAGAAACAAAAAAAGGCGTTGATTTTAAGCACCCAGAATATGACGGTAATGTTGATTCTTGGAAGTTTGTCAATAACATTTGCGACTCAAAAGACGTTAAGCAGTATATAAATGTTCTTAATATACAGGACAATAGCAGAGAAAATGGCGCAAGGAATGAGCAGTTTAAAAAGCGGGCGATATTCTACGCTATCGCTGGATATACCTCTCGTGGATTGGTTGGTAAGGCGTTTTCAAAGCCGCCCGAGCTAGATGTTGTAGCGCAGCTAGAATACATAAAGACCAACGTTGACGGCGCTGGAACGGGTATAGATCAGCAAGCTCAAGACGTTGTTAGAGATGTTTCAAGAATTGGTCGAAGCGGCCTTATGGTAGACTTCCCAAAGACTGGCGGCGAGCTATCTGTTGCACAGTTGGCTAGTGGTGGAATCGCAGCAACCATAACAAAATTCGATGCAAAGCAAATAATCAACTGGAAAACCAAGAGCATAGGATCGCGCATTGTGCTATGCAAGGTTGTCCTCGCTTACAATAAAGATATACAAGGCGAGGATGGGTTTAGCTTTAAAACTGTACCTGTTCGCCTTGAGCTAAAGCTAGAATATGTGACCGATAGAGAAGTTTATTCAACGGTCACATGGGAGCGGTTAAAAGTAAACGGCGAAGAAACATGGGTTGCCGGTGAAGAGATATTTCCCGTGGACAGCGCTGGCTCTACGCTTTCAGAAATTCCTTTCGTGTTTGTTGGGTCTGAGTCCAACACCACAAAAATAGATCCCGCTCCAATGCACGACCTTTGCGTGATTAATGAGGGGCATCTAAACAATTCCGCCATATATGAGGACGCCGTCTATCAGGTTGGCCAGCCGCAAGTCTGGATGTCTGGAATAACTCAAACGCACATAGATTTAATGAAAACTAATGACATGTATTTTGGCTCTAGAACAGTGATGGGCGTGCCTCCCGGAGAGAAGCTGGGCATTGTGCAGGTCGAGCCAGACACATTAGCCAAAGAAGCTATGGCCGACAAGGTTCAGACAATGATAGGTCTGGGAGCCATGTTTATAACACCCGGCAGCGCCAACAAGACAGCAACACAATCCGCTGGTGAGCTATTGGCGCAGCATTCGGTATTATCTTTAATCGTTTCCAATGTGACAGACGCATACGAAAAGGCGCTTGAATGGGTGGCCTTGTTTATGGGTACTGACCCAAAGCAAACGGTTTACACGCTTAATCAGGACTTTGTGTCACCTACCGCAGACGCCAACATGTTGCGCGAGATTATAGCTGGCTTTATCAGCGGAGCAATACCTGCGGCCGACTTTCTAAGATGGCAGCAAAGGCACAACATAATTGATCCAGCGAAAACCATTGAAGAATATCAAGACGAGTTAGGCCAAGGCATAAACATGCCGGATCTTGATGCATGATAACGCCCGCCGAGCTAATCGAGATCGCGACGCGCCACCAAGTGCATTTGGAGCGGCTTAAGACTCAGGCGGTCAATGAGAACCTTGAGTTTCTAAAGGTCATGGATAAATCTGTGACCGCCAGGCTTGCCGGTAAAGAAATAACAGATTTTAAGAGAGCCAAGCTTGAGCGCCTTATAGCGTCCGTTAAGGGCGATCTGTCAATTATTAATAAGGACATAGGCGCGTCAATACTGGCACAGGCTAAAGAGCTGGCAGAGTATGAGGCTGGGTTTGAGGTTAGGAGCTTGGATCAAGTTGTAAAGGCTGATTTTAACACACCAACGGCATCGGCCTTGAATTCCGCAGTGATGACAAACCCTCTATCCGTGGCTGGAGTCGATAACGGTATGCTTCTTGGCGATTTCATTAAGGGAAAAACAACAGCGCAGATAGACGCCATTTCATTGGCTATTCGGACGGGGTACTACGAGGGACAAACCACAAACCAAGTGCTGCAAGCCATCCGTGGAACGAGAAGTCAGGGATTCAAGAACGGGATTATTGCAAGGACTGGTAACAGCCTAAATGCCGTGGTAAGAACGGCGCTACAACATACGGCTGTTCAGGCAAGAGAAACAACGTGGGAAGCAAACAAAGACATTATCAAGCAAGTTAGGTGGACTTCTACTTTTGATGGGCGCACTTCTCAGGTCTGCAGATCAATGGATGGAAAAACATTTGACATAGGAAAAGGACCAAGACCACCAATCCATATAAATTGCAGGTCTAGCATTGTTGCGGTTTTGGACGATCGGTTCAAATCGTTAAGAGTGGGCGCAACAAGATCCGCAAGAGGCCCGGATGGTGTCGAATCGATTAGCGCCAAAGACAGTTATTATGGATGGCTAAAACAGCAGCCAAAAGGCTTTCAGGATTCGGCCATTGGGCCTGTACGCGCAAAGTTATTGAACGAAGGTGGGTTATCTGCCAAGAGATTTGGAGAGCTAAACCTAAACAATCAATTCCAGCCATTGACTTTAGCTGATATGAGGAAGCTAGAACCAACGGCATTTGAAAAGGCGGGTATATGACGACTATTGCAATGGACAAGAACGGCCTTATTGCTTACGACTCCAGAGAAGCCGCTGGATCAACTATTGTTGATGACAATTGCAATAAATGCAAAGAGTCGAACGGCGTTTACTATTTCTTTTGTGGAAGATCTGCTGATGAAGATACGTTGATTGACGCTGTTGAGAATGGAGAAAAGACAGACTACCCGGACGCCATAAACACCCATGCAATCATAGTTATGGGTGGCGAAGCCTATACCGCAGGAATAACAAAAGAGGACGGGTATTATTGGCAGAAAGAAAGAAAAGGCAACCCATTGGCCAGGGGAAGCGGCGCTGATCATGCGCTAACAGCTATGGACCTTGGTTGCAGCGCAAAGAAGGCTGTTAAATATGCTATGAGGCGTGACTCATGCACAGGAGGCAGAATTAGAACGTTTAGTTTAAAAGGTTGACAGTACTATACTGATCGTTTTATTATTCGCACTAACGTGCCGCTGGGCGGCATTAATCTAAAATTACCAGGGGTAGTTTATGAAATATAAGGTAAGCAAAGAAGAGTACGCAGCATTAGACGACGCCAATAAAGCGCTATACAAAGCAACTGGCGAAGATTTCACGTTAAGCGTTGAGGGCATGCCAGAAATAGAAGACGTTGCTGGCCTTAAAAAGAACCTCGCAGATTTGCTAGGTGAAAAGAAGGCAGCAAAAACAGCGGCCGAAGAAGCAACACAAAAAGCTGCAGCAACACAGGCCGCAGCGGATTTAGCTGCAGCCAACAAGTCGGGCGATATTGATGCAATCAATAAATCCTGGCAAAGCAAGTTTGACGCACAGGCGCTTAGACTGGAAGGTATTACAGGTCAATTACATACGGCAACATCAGGAGCAACAGCAACATCGATAGCTGCAAGCATTTCAATTGCAGGGTCGCAAGGAATATTAGCCGATGCCATTGGCAGACGACTAAAAACAGAGTTCGATGAAGCAGGACAAGCCAAAACGGTTGTTCTAGGGGTGGACGGAAAGCCTTCGGCCTTAACGGTCGAAGAGCTAACCACAGAATTTAAGACTAGCGCGGCGTATGCTCCGCTAATAGTTGGGTCCAAAGCCGGGGGCAATGGAACTAACAACGCTGGAGGCGGGGCCGAAGGTAAAGTGATAACGAGAAGCCAATTTGATCAGATGGGAGCTGGCGACAGGTCGGCCTATCTTAAAGATGGTGGAACACTAACCGACGCGGCTTAATCCGCAATTTTTAAACTTTCAGAGACTATTTAGCATGGCTGAGAATACTATAACCGGCTTAGTTCCGGACATTTACGAAGGGCTTGACATTGTTTCGCGAGAAATGACTGGTATGATTCCTTCGGTTACACGAAACGCATCGGCAGAACGTGCGGCCGTAGGCCAAAACATTCGAGTTGATGTTGAGCCGGCGGGCAACGTAAGCAACGTCACGCCGTCAATGACCATTCCAGAACCTACTGCGCAGACGTCCGGCTTTACTGATATCGTAATCACTAAGTCGCGCTCGGCTGAGTTTGGCTTTATTGGCGAGCATGTAAAAGGCTTAAACACTGGGCCGGGCTTTCCCAGCGTTCGAGCGCAAAAGATCGCGCAAGCGATTAGAGCCGTTGTTAATGAAGTGGAAGCGGATCTATGTGGTTTGCAGTCAACGTTTAGCCGGGCAGTCGGCACGGCTGGAACAACTCCTTTTGCTACAATCAACGATTATACGGACGCGACTTTTGCTCGCAAGATCCTGAAAGACAACGGCGGCGATGTTAATCCCCGTATCGTTATGGATACCACTGCGGGGGCTACCCTTTTGGGCAAGCAAGGCGCTGTAAATTCTGCTGGTACGGATCTAATCATGTCCCAGGGCATTTTAGTTGATCGCGCTGGTATGCCTTTGCGAGAGTCTGGGTTTGTGAAAACTCATGTTGCTGGCACAGGCGCAAGCGCTACAACCAACGATGCTGGTTATGCGGTTGGCGCAACTGTTCTAACGCTGGCATCTGCCGGAACTGGAACAATACTTGCTGGCGATGTTGTTACTTTCGCAGGTGACGCAAACAAGTACGTTGTTGCGTCAGGCGACTCCGACGTTTCAGGTGGTGGAACTATTACTTTGGCGGCTCCGGGCTTGCGTGTTGCAATGTCTGCAGCAACTAAAGCAATCACTGTCTTGGCTGCTAGTACGCGCAACATGGCATTTTCTGAAAACGCTTTGGTACTTGCTTCACGAGCGCCAGCGCTACCGGCTGAGGGCGACCAAGCCACAGACCGTATGCTGATTACCGATCCTCGCAGCGGGCTAACAATGGAATTTGCATTGTACCTCGGTTATCGCAAAGTGCGTTATGAAGTGTCTCTTGCTTGGGGTGTTAAAAACATCAAGCCAGAACACACAGCGCTTATCTTAGGATGATTTGATTTTTAAGTCTTCCCCATGGTATAATACCCCCTTACTTATAAGGGGGTATTATATGGAAATAAAGATAGGCGAACAAAGAAAGTTTATGATGCGATGGGTTAACATGATTGACAGATGTGATAATCCAGATAACTCTATGTATCACCGTTATGGTGGCCGAGGCATTACAGTTTGCTCTGATTGGTATGATTTTTTTAAGTATTTAAAAGATTTGCCTTCGGGTTATTTCCATAAAGCAGAATTAGACAGGACTGATAATAACGGTAATTATGATCCTAGCAATGTTAGATGGGCAACAAAGCAGCAAAACTGTGCCAACAGAGAAGTGTCTAGGATCATAGAGTTTAACGGGGTATCGCAGTGCGCTTCGGGGTGGGCTAGACACATTGGTATCAACATATCAAGCCTAATTGAGAGGATGGATAACTGGTCGCTAGAAGATGCGCTAACAATGCCAAAAGGGACTAGGTTACATAATCGGTGGGATGGTCATATTAAGGCCGAAAAGAAACCCAAAAAATTATTGAATCTTTATGAATACAACGACAAAAAATATACGATGATTGAGTTGTCACGGTTATGCGGAATACCAGCAAGACTATTAAGAAAGAGAATTAACGAACGAAAATGGCTAGTAAAAAGGGCCGTTGAAACAAAGTTACCAAGCTAGAAGAATTTTTTATTAACTGTAAGGAGGTTTTAATATGTCATTTGGAACATTAAAAACGGTTACAATTGATCGAGAAGGCGTTTTTGTTGATATTAACGAAACGGATCTTAAAGAAACGGACGTTGTTGTTGCCGAGCCCAAGACAAGCAAAGTGGTAGGAGAGACGGTTGAGGCAGAAGCCCACGAAATAAACGACGCCCTAGCAAAGCCAAAGACAAAAACAAGAACCAAGCGATAGCCAGCAAAAACAAAATTAAACCTAGAGAGGGCGGGCAGATGCCGCCCTTTTTTATTGGAGCAAACTAATAATGGCCTTAGTTGTAGAAGATGGCAGCATTGTCGCAAACGCGGATTCTTACGTCACGCGCTCGGATTTCATAGCATGGGCGCTTAGGCGCGGCTATACGGTTGCGGATGATTTGCTTGCGGATAACAAATTGGTTACTGCTTTCGACTTCATCAACGGCATAGAAAGCTCGCTGGCAGGGCTTTTGACTGTTAGGGGTCAGGCAGGCGCATATCCAAGAACCGACTTGGTTTTGCAATCATATAGCTGGCTATCGACAGAGATACCAACACAAGCCAAGGACTACCAGATGTCATTGGCGCTTGATCAAGTAAACGGCATAGAT